GGTCAGTCCTTCAAGAGCAGTCCGCTAGAGAAATGGAAGCTTTAAAGAAAGAACTCCTAACAGAGATCGAAGAACCTCCTACCTTTGGATTGTACTAATGGCTAAAAAGAACTGGAAAGTAACAACGGACCTTCCTGACCTTCCCGAGTTAGAAGGGGATAGCCTACTAAATCTATTTGATCAGAACAACCCTGATATAAATATGTTTAATTTGGTTGATGATGAAATCATTAGACTATCTGGATCTAAAATGCACTTCTTTAAATCTTACCATGATACTGCATATGATGATGTGTACATGGAGGCTAGGAATAAGCCTATCTCTAAAACTCCTGTTGTGGTTCATGGACACTACGAGCCTGTTTCTATGTCGGAAGAGCTTGGAGAGTTCGGTATTGAGTTAACTAATGATCAGATCTTTACATTTAATAAGAGCTATATTGAAAGGAAGCTAGGAAGAGAGGTCAGACCTGGGGATGTAATTAAGCCCGTGTTCCAAGAACAAAGATATGAAATCTTTGAGGCTGTTGAAGATAGCTTCGAAGCTTATGGTGTGTTCCACATTGTATGCTCTGCTAAGCTTCTCAGAGACTCAGATGATGTTAATGACCAACCTTTAACTGACGTTAGTGATGATGTTGGTGGATTTGCTGGGGATAAGTAATGGGAATATTTATACCAACACCTACTGGGAGTACGGATCCATCTTCTGTACACGATATTCCTAGTAATAACGATAACTTTAAGACTAGAGAATTAGAGGTTAGGAAACAGATTAGTGAAATGACCAAAGCCTCTCACAATATATCAAGTATGTACAAGGAAACTCTAAGATCTGTCATAGCATCCTTTAATGATATTGTAACCATTGACGGGGATGGGAAAGAGAAGGACGTAAAGGTAATTGTCGCTAACCCAGAAAGACCTGTAGCCAAGTTAGTACAAGAGAACAATATTACCTTACCTATCATTTCCGTGTTTAAAAATATAACGGATAATGATCAGAAGAGAGGTCGTTACGATAGCGTTTTAATTCATGAGAAGATGTGGAGTGATGAAAAGCAAAGAGCTATTAGGATTGTCAGCTTTGCCCCTAGACCTGTAAACATAAGGTATAACCTAAATGTCTGGACTAAGTACGTCGAGGATATGGACCAAATCTTAGAACAGATAAGAATTAAGTTTAACCCTGAAATGAATATACCAACTAAGTTTGGAACTCTAACTAAAGCTTCTCTAGAAAGTGAAAGTCTCCTTGGAGCATTCAATGTAGCTGATAAGGAAGACAGGGTTATTAAGAGACAACTTGAGATAATAGTAAGGACTTATATCCCAAATCCTAGATTTCTAGTAACATCAACAGGAAGGATTGAAGAATTAAACACGGAGTACACAATTTATGAAAAATGAAGATAAACTTAGACAGGGGTTGACCTGGGATGCGTAATATATCAACAGCCGGGGATTCATTAACAACAATACACGCTCCTTGTGGAGTAACCGCACTAACTGTAGCATCCCCCGTCCCTCTGGTTCCTTCCACTACTAATGTTTTTGTAGGTCTTCTTCCTATTATGCTTAACGGGGATAGCAATGCTCCACATACGATGTATGCTGGATTGGCCTGTGTACCCCACGTTCCCTTCCCCACAGTCACTGCTCAACAAATTACTGTCTGGGCTAATGGAAAACCTGTTGTAGGTGCTGGGGATTCGTATATTGGCTGTGGCATTATAGATGTTAGTCCTAAAACTGTATTTATCCCCTGATAAAAAAAGTATCCTAAAAGCATTCTAGCTCTAGTAAATACCATGAGGAACAGAAATTATGAAACTAGTAAAAAACGATAGCTCACAAGCTTTCACTGTATTCTTACAAACGGAAAAGGGCTGTAAAGAAGTTCATTTTTCCCCAGGGCATTCAATAGTAGTACCAGATCACTATATTAGTGAACAGGTAAAGACTCTCTTTCGCAGAAGAGTGTTTAAAATAACTAACGCATAGGTATAATAAATGGCAAACTTTACTTCTCCAGGAGTCTACGTTGTTGAGAAAGACAACTCTAACTACCCTGTTGCAATCAACTCATCTGTAGTTGGCATTGTTGGATTCGCCTCCAAGGGTCCAATTAATGTAGCTACACTAATCACTAGCCAAAACCAATTAATTGATACCTTCGGAGCCCCGAGTGAAGATATTATTGGTCAAGGTCTTGAAGGTGCTTTAGAAATTCTAGAGACTACGAACACGGTTTACTTTGTCAGAGCTTCTGATGATGACACTGCTGTTGATGCTTCCGCTGGAATCGTTATTGGATCCTGCCCCTCTCTTGTGGTGTCTGGTAACACTTATGGTGTTGACGGAGGCACAGACTTATACCTTAAGATTCAATCTTACAATAATGCTGGCGTTGCTCAGTACGTCACTCCGAAAGAGTTCGCTATCCCTGCGGGAACGGTTGAATCTGGGTCTACCCAAGCCGCCGCACTGCTCTCCGTCATCGGAGGAAGTTTAGATCCTGACCATGTTGGAGTCTTCGATGGACCCAGTACAGCCTCAGGCGTTATCGTTGGATCTTACGCTGGGTCTGGAGCCTCTCTTGGAGTTTCCGCATATAGTAACTCCACCTACACTACGGGTGTCTCTGCTCTAATGGGAACGGATTCTTCAGCTACAGGAAACTCAGACTACGGAATGAGTGCCACTACTCCTGCTTTAGCCGCATCCTCCACAAGAGTTTATGGAAGTACTTATGTTAATACTGGTGCTTCTTCTGTAAGTTATATAGCAGAATCACTATACCCTGGAGCGGGTTACAATGGTGGAACTAAGTCTGATGGAACTCTTAGTGGTTTACGAGTCCAAACACGCAATGTCGGTGGTCAGAACTTCTTCATAGATGTTCTAGACGATGGAGTACTTTCTGAATCATTTAAAGCTAGTTTTGTTGGATCTGGAGTCTTTATTGAAGATGTCATTAATACTGGCGCGATAAACATAAAAACTAAAGATCTTAAAGGTAACCTATACGCTGCTGGGCTTGATGCAACTGCTACCGAACTGACCAACTTCGCTGGAACTGCTGCATCCTTGTTTGGTGTAGCAGAATTCAGTGTACACGATGGACTCCTTGGATTCCACGCAGCGGGTACTTCCAACACAACTGGAACAAGATGGGTAAAGCCTGTTGATTCTACTACTTCTCTTGCTACTGGAACCAATGGTATCGCGGGTACTGCGACACTTAGAGCTACTGATCTTATCGGAGACTCTTCTGAAGAACCTAAAACTGGTATGCAAGCCTTGGACGATCTTACCCTAAATATTGGAATCGCATTAGTACCAGGAATTTATACGGAGAGTGTGCAAAATGCTCTGGTTACTCTTGCAGAAAAGACTACGGACTTCCTGGTCCTCCTAGCCCCTCCTGTTGCCGTTGGTAACCCTGCGGCTGCAATAGACTGGACTAACGGTAAGTCAGGAAGCACCGCTGGGTCTAGATCAACTTCGATTATAAGCTCCTACGCTGCTGTATACTACCCACATCTCAAAGTATTCAGTATCCACGATGGCAAAGATATTTGGTATGATCCTACTATATTCGCTGCTAGACAGATGGCACACACGGATAACGTTTCAGATTCATGGTTTGCTCCTGCGGGATTTGTTCGTGGTAAACTATCTAAGCCTAGTGAAGTTGAAGTAAAACTCAACCAAGGCGATAGAGATAGCCTATACAGTGGGGGGAACATTATTAACCCAATCGTATCCTTCCCTCAACAAGGAATCACAATCTTCGGGCAGAGAACTGCTCAAAGAACTTCAACAGCTTTGGACAGAATTAATGTTCGAAGACTTATGATTTACATCAAGAAGGTCGCTCTTGCATCAGCACAGAGAATAGTCTTCGAACCGAACGATGAGTTCACTTGGGCTCAAGTTGAAGCACTAGTAAACCCATTCTTAGATGATATCAAAAGACGTAGAGGTATCACAGAATTCAGAGTTGTCTGCGACAATACTACTAACACTCCTGTTAGAGTAGATCGTAATGAACTCTGGTGCAAAGTCTTACTCAAGCCGACTAAGACAGCAGAGGTTATTGTTTTCGAGCTTAACCTTACCAACCAAAGTGCCTTCTTAGGTAACCTATAAGGAATAAATTATGCCAGAATCATATTATAAAACTAAATACGGGCGAGAGTTCCAGCCTGGGCAAGGTCTTCCCACTGTTTCTACAGATTTAGATTCAGTAAGAACTTACCAGTTCGAAGTCCACTTCCTTGGTCTTCCAAGCACAGTGTCTAACGAATCGGACTTAACTCTAGCTGCTAAGAAAGTAACAGGAATCGGAATGTCATTCGAGCCTATTGTTGTGGATCGTGTAAATGATAAGCTTTACTATCCCGGTAAAGTATCCCCAGAAGAAGTCACCATAACTTTTGATAACTTATATCTAAAAGAGACTGCTAGCGATCTCTGGGAATACTTCAAAACTATCTATGATCCTATTACGGGTGAAATGACTAAGAATGCTTCTCCAGGAGGAGGTTCCAACTCAACATTCAAGGCTAATAAGGTTGAGATTATTCTTTTGGATAATGCTTTGCAGCCACATTCCACCATTGAACTTTATGGGGTATGGCCCACTAAATGGAGTGCAGCAGAATTTAACTATGCTGTTAACGACTTTCACACGATTGACGTTACCTTTAGATATGATTTCATGAATCAGTCTGAACTGTAAATCTATTTAGCGTAAGATTCTTTAAGGCTTAGTCTGAGGATAAACCTTAGACTAAGCCTTTCTCTTTACCTATAATAAACTATGAACTACTTCGACGAACTACTAGAAAGCTACAATAAGTTAAAGAAGCGAACCTTTAAGTTAGTCTATCTTAATGAGGACGAAGAGAGTGCTAGGCTTAATGCCGAAGCTAAGGTTCGAGAGTTACTATCTACCCAAGGATCTCTGTCTGACTCTAAAGGAAGGCTAATTGAAATCCTTCCTGGGGATCAGTCAGATCAGCTACAAGCAAAAGCAAGCAATGAAGTCCCTAAAGAAGGCGAAGATCAAGACCTTGGAAATATCAACAAGGACCCTCTTGTAATAAACTGGGCTGGATTTGGTGGGCACGGAACTATTTACTATCAGTCAGCAGAGCAGTTTGAAGGTGAAAAACCAGAGCAGTTCGGTAAGCTCGTAAATGCTCTCATGGATCCTAATATATCCAAAAATTTTGAGGATAATTCTGAGGTAAATATTAAGAAGTTAGTTAGTAGAGAAGGTACAGTGTATGACGTTGCTGAAATCAATGATATCATAC